TAACCAAGCCAAGAATCAGCCTGTCTACCATCCACCGCATGAAGGGCGGCGAGGATGACAATGTTCTGTTGCTAACGGACTCGTCATACCCTGCGGTCAACGCACCGGATCAGGACGATGAGCACCGCGTCTTCTACACCGCCGTTACTAGGGCAAGGGAGAATCTGCATGTCGTGGATTCACGATCACAATACAGGTATTCGATATGATTAAGATTCAAGATTCAAGCATCGAGGGCGTTGGTGTTTTTGCTGATCGCAACATTCTAAAGGATGAGGTGATTGAGTCCTGTTTCTACGTCGTCATAGACAACGACGATATCAAAAAGAATAGCCGCCTTGATGATTATCTTTTTCAAAGTCCAGACAATGATGAGGACTACTACTGCGTGCTGGGCGCTGGGATGATCTACAACCACGGATCAGATCCAAACGCTGAATGGCAGATATCCGAAACAGATAACAGGTTTCTAGAGTTCGTCGCTTTGCGGGACATAGCCGCAGGCGAAGAGATTGTTCACCATTACGGCGAGGACTATTGGGATACTCGCGAGGAGGAACAAAAATGAAACGTGACAAGCTACTCGACACCGCCAAGGACTTGGTCAATGGACCGAGAGCCAGAGATTATGGCGATGCATACGAGAACCATGAACGCGTGGCGCAACTCTGGTCTGTCATACTAGAGAAAGACGTTACGGTTTCTCAAGTTTATCAGTGTCTTACGGCGCTAAAACTTGCTAGACTAATTGTTACGCCAACGCATCAGGATTCGTGGATCGACATTGCTGGATACGCGAGTCTCGGAGGAGAGATAGATGGCAAAGGAAAGTAGTCAGATCAGCTTTCTGCACCGTATGGACTTGGACACCATCGAGAAGGACTGGGTGCCGCCGGAGGTGTTTCCTGATCTGCGAAACAGCAAGTTCATTGCCATCGACCTTGAGACCAACGATCCGAACCTGATGTCCTTGGGACCAGGGTGGGCGCGTGATGACGGCTTCATCGTAGGTGTAGCGGTAGCGGCTGGTGACTTCGTAGGCTACTACCCCATTGCTCACGAGGGCGGGGGCAACATCCCGCAGAACAAGGTCATGAAGTGGCTGGCTGACCAGCTTGCTACGCCTGACATCCCCAAGGTTATGCACAACGCCACCTATGATGCTGGCTGGCTTCGGTGGGCAGGGGTCAAGATCCAAGGCACGATCATTGACACGATGGTAGCGGCGCCACTACTGAACGAGAACCGGTTCAGCTACAGCCTCAACAGTCTGGCTAAAGATTATCTAGACGAGCGCAAGGATGAGAGAACACTCCGCGCTGCGGCGGCGGATCATGGCTTCGATCCCAAGGGGGAGATGTGGCGGCTCAACTCACGATTCGTGGGGGCGTATGCCGAGAAGGATGCAGAGCTGACGCTCAAGCTGTGGAACATGATGCATGTCGGACTCAAAGAACAGACTCTTATGGATGTGTTCAATCTGGAGACTTCGCTGTTGCCCGTCCTGTTGGACATGCGTGAGAAGGGCGTAAAGGTAAACATTGATGGTGCCGAGGCGGCAAAGAAAAAGCTAATTGGTCTCAAGCAGGATCTGATTGCAGACATCAAGCATGAGACGGGCGTGAGCGTAGAACCGTGGGTAGCCAAGAGCGTGGCGTCCGTCTTTGATCATCACAACCTGTACTATGAGCGGACAGAGAACAACGGACAGCCATCCTTTACCAAGGCATTCCTGCAAGCCTGTTCGCATCCAGTTGCGGCAAAGATACTTAGGCTTCGTGAACTAGATAAGGCCAGCAATACATTCATTGATAACATTCTGAAGTTCGCCCACAAGGGGCGCATCCACTGCGAGTTTCATCAGCTACGGTCTGATGATGGCGGCACTGTCACTGGGCGGTTCTCCTCAAGCAACCCCAATCTTCAACAGATTCCGGCGCGGGATCCAGAGATCAAGGCCATGATCCGTGGTCTGTTCATTCCTGACGACGACTGTAAGTGGGGTAGCTTTGACTACTCAAGCCAAGAGCCAAGGCTCCTTGTCCACTACTGTGCAAGCATGGGCGCCAAGTACAAGAGTCCGATGATCGACAGCGTCGTGGACGAGTATCACAAGGGTGATGCCGACTTCCACCAGATGGTAGCCGATATGGCGAACATCAGTCGCAAGCAGGCCAAGACCGTGAATCTGGGCATCATGTATGGCATGGGCGTAGGCAAGCTGTCCCACACCATGGACATATCCAAGGACGAGGCCAAGGCACTGTTGGCGCAGTATCACGAGAAGGTGCCGTTTGTGAAAGGCTTGGCAGACCTAGTGTCGGCACAAGCAAGTGCTCACGGCAAGATCCGTACTATGTCAGGGCGTCTGTGCCGGTTTGACATGTGGGAGCCAAAGACATTCGGCTATAGCAAGCCTATGAAGCTCGAGCAGGCGCAGAAGGAGTACGGGCCTATACTGAGACGCGCGTTTACTTACAAGGCGCTCAACAGGCTTATACAAGGCTCTGCGGCGGATCAAACCAAGGTTGCTATGGCAGAGTGCTACAAGGAGGGTCTGGTGCCACTCCTAACCGTGCATGACGAACTGTGTTTCAATGTTGAGTCCGAGAAGCAAGCCGCAAGAATCACGGAGATCATGGAGACCAGCACACCGCTGAAGGTGCCCAGTAAGGTTGATCAGGAACTAGGTGACAACTGGGGTGAGGTTGGCTAGTCCGCCAACGCTCTCATACGCGCTACCAAACGCTTGGCGCGGTTGGTGACCTGGTCATACCAGCGGCTGTCTACCATCTCGTCAGCTGCACGATTCCAGTCCCGTGCATCAACGCCAGCCTTCATACCCTTGAATTTTGACAGACGCGGACGCCCCATGTTGAACATCATGTTTGCGATGATCAACTGACATTCCTCTGGCAGATCGTCAAAGTCTGGGTACAAGACTTTGCACTCGTCCAGCGTGGACGCGATATCTAGGCTGAACACCTGACGCACGCGCTCTTCATCGACGGGCGTGCCAACGGCCTGACCGTGTTCTGGATCATCCTCTACCACAAGATGTCCAATCCCGTATGTAGGTAGGCCGAGGTGATCTAGGTAGATTTCAAACTTGCAGCCTTCGTCCTCTGCAAGCTCTTCACGAAGCTGATCTTTGTTCATGGAGTAGTCCTTCCAAGAGATTGCGCCAGAGCCTGAGTTGCAGGATCCGGCAGCAGAATTGGTGAAACTTGCCCAGCCGTGCCTGTTGCGGCGGGGGCGACCTGCGGTACTTGAGTTATGGTCTGTGCTGTTTGCAACGCTTGATTAGCAACAGGAGCCATCTGCGTCATAGCTTGACTAGCAAGTTGCCGTGCCTCTGGAGGTAACTTGGTTGGTCCTTCGTCTGCACGGCCAAGCTGTTGCATAGCTTGTTGACCACTGGTTTGTATAACCTGCAATGCTTGACCTATTTTGTCCGCACCAGGCTCTCGACTTGCTAATAAAACCTTTAAAACAGACGGGCGCCTGAGAGCGTTTGACATCGCAAGGTAAAAAGCGGCGGCGGGAAGTGTGGCAAGTGGCGCAGTAAGCATACCATAAATGCCAAGGCCAATCGCAATCTGCGGCGCAGCAAGGCCACCCTTACCGGCAATGGGTGCGTTGGACACGGCCACCATATTGTCTGCCAGCTTGAACAAGTCGTCTGATACCTGCTTGCCAAACATCGCCTCTATGGACTCTCGTCCATAACCTTCTAGCGCGCTTTGCAACTTTGTTCCTAGCCTACCTGACACAAAAGATTCCCTGAATGCAGGTGAGTCTACATCACCAAGGGAACGAAGGATCCGTCCCATAGCCGCTTGCTCTACAGCTTCAACGGCCTGCGGAGTGATCTCGCCAAACTGACTTGCCAATACAGGTTCGCCATCTGCCCCAGCGACACGAACCTTGATCCTGCCCGTTTTAAACTGCCGGATCTTCTCCGCGTTACCGCGTTGGAAGATGGAACTTACAATCCCTTCGGAATCATTGCGGGACAGAGCCTGCAAGAAACTGTTCTCGTTGAAACCGGCTCTAGTAGCGAGTGCCTCATTAACGCCGCGTATGCTGTTGGCAATGTTGTCGTCCGCAAATCTGTTTAAGACATTTGGATCAAACTCTTCACCTGTCTGCTTCAAAAGCTGTGTTAGGCGGTTGATCTCCTTGATCTCACCCTTGAACAGGACGTTAGCGGTGGAACCAAGTGCCTCAATTTTACTTGCTATTTTAGTGCCACTAATAACTTCCACACCATTTTTGGTAGTCATGTTAGTTGGGTCAGTGAGTTCACGATCCAACCAAGCACGAGCCAACTGCTGGCGTGCGGCTTCTTGAGCCGCTACACCCTGTCCTCGAGCACTCGCAGTTCTCTCTGCCCTAGCTTCAGCCGCTTGAATCCGTTTAAGAAAATCTCGCTTGGTAGAGTTTTCTGGCATGTTATCCAAGGCGGCTCTCGCTTGCGCGATTGTTCCTTTTTGACCGTTAGGAAGAGTGACAGAGGCTCTTGCCAAAGTTGCTTCGCCAGCTTCAAGACCTTCTACAATTCCAGTGCCACGGATCGCACGGAAGTAACGCCGCAACTTCTCCGGTGAGTTAGGATCAATCAACTCATCCATGAACTTGGTTGCATCAATGTTGATGCGACCAGCCTGCGTTTCCTTATAGAGCTTCTCAACTACGGGATCTCCAAACCTACGCATACCTTTCTCATAGTATTTACGAGAGCGTTGCATGAGGTTTAGACCCTCGCGAAGTTGTGTAAGCGTGCCTGTGGTCGGAGCGGAACTAAATTCCATACCGCTTTGATTCAACAGTGTTCTAAGTTTTTGTGTTTCGGCTTCATTCAACTGTTCAGTCAATTCTCTGCCCGTTACACTCTTCGGATGTGCTTTACCAAAGTGTGAAAGAACTAGATTCAATTTTTGTTCACCAGCAAAGAAAGCGTCATCAATTGCCGTCTTCAACGCTGCTTGATTGCCGGCAGCAACAGTCGCTTTGAACTCATCACTATATCCAAGATTCCGTACAATCTGCCTAATGATATGACCGTCTTCGGGAGAAATGTAAGCGTATGCTATTGCTTCATCTCGTGTCATCGGTTGACCAGCGCGAGAAGCACGCGCCATTACGTCGTCAATGGAATTGTTAATGATGCGATATAGTTGAGTGTTGTTTAGCTGATCGACTTCGGGGCTGGTACGAGCGATGCGATCCAAAACCTTTTTTATGTCAGCAACAGGGATGATTTTATTGTTTTCGCCTAACGCCTTTGACGCTGCGCCGAATAGTGAGTCTGACTGTTCATCAAACACCGTCTTAGCATTGATCAATGACTGAATGGATTCGTTGCTAAGTTTTTCACCGCGACGGAGCGGTTCAATCACAGCCTTGATATCAGTTTCAATCTCCTTACCTAACGCGCGTTGCGCCTCTCTTACGACGCTTTCTGCCGTGCCATACATCTTGTTGATGTCTTGACGAACAACCTGTTCAAGCGAGTCAATGGCTGCGTTATCCGCCGTACCAAGACTCTTCATCTCTTGTAGCAGAAGACGTAAGTTGTCATCCGCCGCTTTCTGATTCGGGAACACACCCTCATAAATAGCTTGCAGACGATTGAGAACAGGACGAACCCCAGGTGCGGCGCCTTCTACGGTTGGCCGGAATCCTTGCTTCACAAGCTCACGACCCTGTGCTCGAGCC